TGCTCGAAGTTCATGCGGGGGGGGGGCGAACCATAAATGAGAGGCTGGCCCGAAGAAGTGATCGCCTGGTTGCGTGAGAATGTTCCGGGTAGAACCACGAAACAGGTTACAGAGCTGATAAATCAACAGGGGTTCGATAAGAAATACGGAATGGTATTTTCCGATGCGGTGATAAAGAATGCGAAGAACCGATATGGCATTAAGAGTGGAACTACCGGCGGGTTTCCGAAGGGGTACTCTCTAAAATATCCGGAAGGAATGGAAAGTTACATTCGGAGCATTGCGACAGGGAGAAAGACGAAGGAGATTGCAGGACTGGTGTCAGCACATTTTGGAATAGAGTTCAGCGAGAAACAGTGCAAGGCATACAAGAAGAACCATGACATCATCAGTGGCGTTGACTGCAGGTTTGAAAAAGGACACGTTCCAGCCAACAAGGGAAAGCCAATGAGCCAAGAGCAATATGAGAAGTGCAGGGCGACGATGTTTAAGAAAGGCGATGTTCCGGCAAACCACATGGAAGTAGGCGAGTGCACACATACGACAGACGGTTATCTTATCCGGAAGGTTAAAGAAACCGGTCCACAATGGGAGAGGTTCGAGTTTGTTCATAGGGCAGTATGGGAAGAACACAACGGACCAGTTCCCGAAGGCAAGATGGTATCGTTCCTGGACGGAAACAAGGACAACTGCAACATAGAGAACCTGGTACTGATCGACAATGCAGAGAACCTGGAAATGAATAGAAACCGGTTGAGGTTCGCTGATCCGGAAAGAACAAAGACCGGCGTGCTGGTTGCAAAGGCAAGAGTAACAGTCAGACAGAAGAAAAGGAGAAAATAGATGGAGATTAAAGCGGCGAATGCAGAGGAGACGATCCGCTGCATCCTGGACGAAGAGAAAATGACCCAGCAGGATTTAGCAGACAGAATGGGAATTACGAGACAGAACATCAGCCAGTCTCTCAATCGAAACGCTAAGAGCATGAGATACGATAGTTTCTCAAAGATGGTAGCAGCTCTCGGTTACGAGATTGTTGTAAAAAAACTTTGACAAAATACGCATATTAGAAGTAAACCTATTGACAAATACGCAGTTGCGAAGTATAATATATACATAATCAAACAATACTTAAAGCGATGGAGGTAGTCGGTATGAAGGTTTTTAGAATGGTAGATGTTGAGAAGATAGAAAAGATGCTTGCAGATGGAAAGACAGTGGTTGTAGAGTGGCACACGCCTTACGAAGCAGGCAACAAGGTAGAGACAGTTAAGTATGTAAGATGGGATGGCTTGGTATTTACAACTGGTGACTGCGTTTACACAGGGATAGACAAACTGATCGACATTAGAGAGGCGGCATAGAAATTTTTTTACCTAAAGAACTCGCAAATGAGTGTTTCACGTGAAACACAGTTCGCAAATTTGAAAGGAGCGTATTTGTATGAAGGAAGTATTGAAGAAGTTAAGAGCTTTAGAGGCTGAAATGGAAGAAGCCGAGAACCAGTCAGAGTATTGGATGGAAGAAGAACACCTGGATATGGAAAAGTCAGACAACTACGAGGCTGAGGCAGACAGATTGTACCAGGAAGTGTATAAGATGCACAACCAGGTGGCAGATTTCATCGTAAACCTCACTTCTGGTCAGATTGACAAAGTGACGGCAATGTTGATGATGCGTCAGAGAAGATCAGACGTAGAGAGAATTTTAGGAGCGGCATAGGAGGTGAGCAGGTGTACGACTACGACGGCGATATGGGTTATTTTCAGAGACAGCTGGAAAAAGCCGGGATCAGCCAGGAAGAGGTTGATATGAATAACTACGCAGGGCTGACAGCAAGAGAACTGCAGATCATTGTTGACGGTGCGATTAAGACAAAGCAGATTAGAGAATCAAAGAAGGAGGCGTAAGGCTATGGCATTATTAGAGGTTAAGACAGAATGGGCAGTGTATAAGGATTGCTTCCTGCAGGTGGCGAGATACCAGGCAGATAACAGCAGGGCAATCGAGATTTGGAACAACGAGGACGGACCTATTGCAAGAATCACGGTATGCATCGCAGGAAGCGGACTTGCAGAGGACGAGACAGTGATCGACACGAATAATTGCCCTTGGGCGATGGAGCTTATCAAGCAACACGGCTTTGGGCAGGCTACCGGCAGAATGGTAAGAAGCGGTTACTGCACATATCCGGTAGTAAAGCTGGACATTGAGAAAATCGGTGAGTATTTGGAGGTGGCGTAATGGAAAGAGTGTATTTCAGCATCAATGAGGCCGGAGCAAAGACGGCAAACGATATGATGTCATTCAGCGAGTATAAGACCGGGAGCAAGACTGCTGGTTACAAGGCACAGGTCGATAAGGCATACGAGCTGGCAGAGAAGGTAATCGAGGCAAGACCAACCGAAGAGGAAAGAGTGTCGAAGCTCTGCGAGAGATATTCGAGACGACTGGCTCAGAACATCAACAAGGATATTCAGATCGGCATGATGTGTCCGTCAGTAATGATTTCCGGAGCAGGAAACTTCCCAGTCAAAAAGAAGGAAAAGCAGGTAGCGGCATGGGATAAGAACCATGCGGACTATAAAGAGGTTGAGGCAATCCTTGGAAAGATTGAGGCAATTTTTTATGGCAAGGACGTTATCAAGTCTGATGACGAGAACGCAATCGAGAAGCTGCAGGATAAGGTTGACGGATTGAGAGAGGACCAGGAGAGAATGAAGCAGGCCAACAAAGCAATCCGTATGAAGGACAAAGAAAAAGGCGATGCAACGCTGCATGACATGGGATATACAGACGAACAGATCGCCCAGCTGAGAGAACCGGACTTCTGCGGAAGAATCGGTTTTCCGGACTATATGCTGGCGAACAACAACGCCAATATCCGAAGATTGGAAGGAAGAATCAAGAGCCTGCAGAAAACGAAGTCCCAGGGAACACAGGAGAGCGAGAACAAGTTTTTCAAGGTCAAGGAGAATGTGGAGGCTATGAGAATCCAGCTGTTCTTTGAAGGAAAGCCGGAACCGAAGGTAAGAGATATTCTGAAAAGCAATGGGTTCAGATGGGCACCGTCGGTAGGTGCATGGCAGAGACAGCTCAACAATAATGGAAAATATGCGGTAGAGAGAGTTATCAGAGAGCTGGAAGAAATGGAGGTGTCAGAGTGAACATGAAGTTAGAACCGAGAAAGGCTACAGACCGAGGCGGCTGGTTGTGTATGCCACTGGTAATAAACAAACCGGAGGGAAAACCTGGTTGGAAAAAGGTACGTTGCCCGGAATGCGGGACACTCTGCTGGCAGAGACCGGAGGATGCAGGGGTTGTTAAAGCATCACACCTTGACGGTGCGGTATGTACCAAGTGTGCATTAAGAAAGGCAGGTGATGTAGTATGACGATTAGAGAGGCGAGTAAGGGAGTAGTTACATCCGGAAGAGAGACATATAATATCGGCTTCAACGATGGAGACGAGACACAGTTTGACGTTCAGAATCTCGAAGAACTGCGGGAATGCTGGTCGGAGTTCTGCAAGGAAGAAAAGGTTGATCCTGGATGCGTGGACTACGTGGAGAGGGTGAGTTAGTGGAAACTCTGACACGAGAGATAGCGAATGAGTACAGAAAGAGAGCAATGCTTCTGCCAGCAAACGGATTGCAGGACGTTGGCAAAAGAAGAGAGTTACGGAAAGAACTGCAGGCCAGGTGTGATTTAACGGAACTGCAGGCAGTGAACATCATCAATGGTTTTCACATTCCGGACTATGTGAAGATAGCGGCAATCAAAGCGGAAAAGGAGGCGCAGGAAAATGAGAATTGAGAAAGAAGGATTTGTACTGAACCTGGAAGGCACATGGTGCGAGATCTCCAATAAATACGGAGTCCAGGAACACGGAGACGTGGCAGTAAATGAAGAGGATATTCCGGAAGGATATGCAGAGAAGAAGCTGGATCAGTTCATTGGCACTCATAAGGTCAGAGGTTTTGTGAAGGCTGAGAACTGCGAGAAGAAAGTGGCATTCGACCCGGAGACTAAGGAATACATTCAGCTGCAGGCGGTAAAGACGGCAGGCGACAATGTATATGTGGTGCAGAAATTTGATAATGAGCTGGTATTTATGGGAGAGATATGGAGCGGGTGCAAGCACAAGGACGAAGTCCTGGATTGGATGCGCTCCAACTACGATGTTGAAAGTTGCTTGACGGCAGAAGTGTATAGAAATCCGTTAGGCGATTGTACCAATGGCGGAATATCTTCGTACCAAAGAGAGTTATACGTACTGGCAGCACAGAAAGGACCTTTTGAGCCGGAGGACATTAGACAGTGCGTGTACATAGAGAGAAGAGAAGTTATGGGTAAAGAGTACATTGACTGCAAGCCTGCATACTGCAGAAAGCGTTGGTACATGATGGGCGGCAATTTTCTCTATACATCAGACAGCAGATTTAAGGAGATTACAGGGATCAGCTACCCGATAGCAATTCACGACAGATACGAAGGGAGGTAGGCAATATGGTGATCGTTGGGTATTACGCTCACGGCAACAAGCATTATGTGGCATTCAATGAGAATGAGGAACGCCCGGACAGATTTATGATTACGGACGGATTTCACGACAGACCGGTAAATGAGCGAAACGTAGGCAAGTACAAGGGGTATGTCAAGATCGAGAAGTCTGAGTGTGACTTGAAGAAAATCATCGGACGCATCCGTGGCACAAGACCGTGGCATCCGCTGCTGAAATTGCTTCAAAAAGAAGCAGGGTAATTTTTTTACCCAGGAGACTCGCAAATACGAAATTTAGGGATTGAAGAATACGCATTTAGGAGGATAAGACATGGAAGCTAAAGAAATTGTGAATATTGGATTGGAACATATACACCCGCATCCGGATAACCCGAGAAAAGGCCTGGGAGATTTGACCGAGCTGGCAGAATCCATCAAGAAGAATGGAATCCTGCAGAACTTGACAGTCATTCCGAAAGAAGGAGAGCCGGGGGAGTACATTGCAATCATCGGCCACAGAAGAAGTGCGGCGGCAAAACTGGCGGGAATTACAGAAGCACCTTGCAGAATTGTGGAGGGAATGACTCATAAAGAGCAGGTATCGACAATGCTGGAAGAAAATATGCAGCGTGGCGATTTGACAATTTGGGAACAGGCACAGGGATTTCAGATGATGCTTGACCTGGGAGAGACAGAGGACACGATTGCAGAAAAGACCGGTTTCAGCAAGAAAACCATTAGACACCGTTTGAACATTGCGAAGCTGGACTCCAAGACATTGATGGAGAAGGAACGACAGGATGGCTACCAGTTGACACTTACGGATATGTACGAGCTGGAAAAGATTAAGGACATCAAGGCGAGAAATAAGATTTTGAAGGAGTCCACGGACTCCCGAGACCTTGCGAGACGTGCAATCAATGCTCAGAAGGAGCAGAAACGCCAGGAGAATATGAAGCTCTATGTGGCGATGATGAAGAAGCTGGGATTGAAGAAAGCACCAAAGGAGGCAGACAGCGAATTTTACACAGACAAGTGGGAACGTATGGAAAGTTACAGCCTGGATAAAGAACCGCCTAAGACGATGAAGTTCAAGGACAACGGCGAACCGATGTTTTACCTGGAACGATACGGAACTTTATATGTGATTCGCAAAGCAAAGAAGGCTAAGAAAGTGCTTACTCCGGAAGAGGAAGCCAAAAAGCAGAATATGCGAAATAAGAAGCAGATCAAGGCAATTCTGAAAGAAGCGGCCAACACGAGGAAGGCGTTCATTGAAGGTATTTTATCCGGAAGAATAAAAAAAGTCACAGACGAAAAGCAGGTCGAAGCGGACCTTTTCGAGCAGATGATGGACTGGGAGACATTTACAGGTCATAACAAGCTGATCCAGTTCTTTACCGGGTGCGATGTTTACAATGCACCAAATGAAGAAATAGAAGCAGCACGTAAGAAAATGCAGGGACTCAGTGTATTGCAGAAACTTCTCTGCCTGGTATCGGCAATGGTTGCTGACGCAGATTTGGTTGATTGGAACTACACATACAACACAGTCAGAGGCGAGAAGGTAAAGGCGTTCTACGGAATACTGGAACAGTACGGCTTCCAGTATTCTAATGACGAAGAGAAGGGCGTGATCGAAGGAACCAGCGATTTATATGTAAAGAAAGAAGGTACAAAGTAGCATGAAGAGAGGACAGATTTACTACGTCAGAAGCAATTACAGAGAAGAAGGAAGCGAGCAGCGGGGGGGCGGCCAGCGGTTATAGTATCAAACGATAAGAACAATGCGAACAGCAATACGGTCGAAGTGGTATATATGACGACCAAGCCAAAGACCGACCTTCCGACCCATGTATATATTGAGTCGGCGCTTAGACCATCAACGCTCCTGTGTGAGCAGATTTCCACGGTTTCAGAGGAAAGAATTGGAGAGTGGATTGGAGAGCTGACAGAAAGTGAAGTGGAGGATTTGGATGTCGCCCTGGCGATTTCGTTGGGAATGAAGAGTGAGTCAGGGCAGTTAGATACGGACACATTAGAACATTTGAATAATCTGCAGGTGGAACTCGACAAAACCAAAGCTGAGCTGAGGGAAGCAAAAAGCGGCCCGGACTATAAATTATTATACGATTAGCTGATCGAGAAAATGCTCAGCAGATAGAAAGGAGACACGAGATGTACCTACTGGAAGAAGATTTGAAATTTCCAAAGGACAGTTTCGAAAGTATGAAGTACCAGCCGTATGAGTTGAAGCCGTCATTCTCTATGAAAAGAGTATATCAGTGGTGGAATTATTGGTACGGACAGGTTTACATATCGTTCAGCGGTGGGTTGGATAGTACAGTCTTGGCGTACATTGTGTGCCAGGCGTACAGAAAGTATAAATTGGCCGGTAAAATCCCCCTGGTGTTTGCGGACACCGGGACGGAATTTCCGGAAATCAGAGAGTTTGTTAAGACATATACGGAATGGCTCAAAGAGCAATTTCCGGAACTTGATATTGAACTGGTGGTGATCCGACCGAAACATAGTTTTAAGTGGGTGTGTGAAAACAAAGGCTTCCCGATTACGAGCAAAGATACAGCAGGAAAGATTAGAAAACTGAGACATGGAAAGCTCAGCGAGAAATACAGAAACTACCTACTCAATGGAGACAAGAGAGGAAAATTCGGAATGTTGGCAAAGAAGTGGCAGTATTTGACGGACACGGAACGGATGCCTGCAGACATTTCGGAGCATTGCTGCGAGGTACTGAAAAAAGAACCATTCAAGAGGTATGTTAAGGAGACAGGCAGACAGCCATTCATCGGAATAACGCAGGACGAGAGCTTCAGAAGAGAGAACCAGTACAACCACACGGGATGTAATGTATACGACGGTCACACAATAAAGAGCCAGCCGATGGGATTTTGGCCGAAGAATGAGGTTATCCAATATGCGGTAGAGCAGCACATCCCAATCTGCAGTGTGTATGGAACACCATACCAGGATAAGAAAGGCAACTGGTATTTCACAGGAGAACAGAGAACCGGCTGCTGTGTGTGTGGCTTCGGGTGCCATTTAGAGCCGGTACCGAATAGATTGCAGCGGTTGAGAACATCTGACAACGATAAGCACAGGAGAATGTGTGAGGGTTGCCTGCAGATAAAAAACCACGGCATGACATACGAGCAGGCTTTGAACTATGCAGGAATACCGACGGAGGAGGTACAGGAAGATGAATAGCAGACCGGAGATCACGGCGATACTGTCGCTCTCAATCCAGCGGCACATCTGCCCGAACAATGATCCGAGAATTTACTGGGCCAGGGAAGTGACCTTCGACTACGCCACCACGAATGCGGTGCGGGTGGATTTTATGAGATTCAAGCCGGTAAACAATACGGTGTCCGGCATAGAGAAAGGAGACTTCTACTGCTACGAGGTTAAGTCCTCGGTAGAGGATTTTCACTCGAAGAACGGTCACAACTTCCTGGGAGACTACAATTATTACGTGATGCCGGAGGAAGTGTACGAGCAGATCAAGAAAGAAATTCCATACCAGGTAGGCGTGTATGTACCGGATGGAATGAACTACCGGGGCGAGTGGTACGACCTCAAAGCAATCAAGAAGGCAAAGAGAAAAGATAGAAGCAGGCCGGTATCGGAAATGCTGTTGATGATGTTCCGGTCTGCAGCACGAGATAGAAAGAAGGTGTTGAGCGATGGATGTTAAAAACAAAAACGAATTAAAGAGAAGGATAGACCTGTTTCTGCATGACTTCACGCCGGAAGAATATAAAATCAACGAAGAGTTTTGTAAGGAAACCATGAGAATGATGGCTGATTTTATCGGCCACGTAGATAACAGACTGGATTCGGCGAATGCCAAAATTATTGCCGGAAGGAAGAGAGAAAACGAACTGGCAGAATACATCCTCAAAGAGTGTCATTTCTGCCCGATCCCGGTTGAAGTTAAATGCCGGTATGGTTTCAGAGAGAACGGATGTAAGAAGTGTTTATTGAAACATACGGATTTACTGGATAAGCCAAGGGAGGATTGACGCATGGTGGTGAATGCAAAATGCAATGCCTGCAAAGAACCCACAAAATATGTGGCGGGGTTCTATGATGGACCAAAGGGCAGGCATGGATGCCTGCTTGATTGCAAAAATGAGCAGTGTGAGGTTTATCAAGTGAAGAGGTTTACAGAGTCGGAGACAATCAAGGAAAGAATTAAGATTCAGAACTTGAACAGTCAGAAGGGAATGTATGCAGGCTATATTGCAGCACTGAGGAAAGATGCCAAAATAACAATGATGAAAATGTCGCAGATTGCCGGATGTAGTCCGGCAGAGTACAGTTCCTACGAGCATGAGCGGAAAGAGTTTGATCCGGAAATATACCGAAAATGCGAAAAATATCTGAAAGAGAAAGAGGGTGGAGGGCGATGCTGACACTGCCAATAAAAAAGAAGTGGTTCGATATGATCGTCTCCGGAGAAAAGAAAGAGGAGTACAGAGAAATCAAGCCGTATTACGACAGCCGGTTTATGAATGCGTTCGGTTTTCTCCTGGTAGGCGGACAGATGGTATATGGAGAGGCAGCACCGGAAGAAATCCGGAAGCCGTGGCCGGTACCTGTAGTATTCAGAAATGGATACTCGAAGGATTCGCCGGAAGTCGTTTGCAAATGCACCCTGCATTTTGGAAAAGGTAAGCCGGAATGGGGTGCGGAACCCGGTGTATTATATTATGTGCTGAAAATAGAAAAAGTGGAGGAGGTAAGAAATCATGTGTTACTGGGATGATGGAGATTATTTTGAGCCAGGCGAATTTGACGAGAAAATTGAAGAGTTAAAGAATGAGCTTAGAGAATCGGTAAAAAAGGAAATCAACGATGAAATCGAGAAACTGCGCAAAGAGAATAAGGAACTGCAGGGTATTAAGAGAAACTTCGAGTCGGTGAAGAAAGACTTTGAGAGAAAGAAAGACGAGTGCGACAGGGCGATACGGAATGCAGAAAGCAAAGCCAAGCAAGCCAGGTTGAAAGAGTTAATGGAACATTTCAAGGTTACTCTTTGGGCGGTAAGCTGGGACTATCGGTATAAAAAGAAATGCGATAAGTGCGATAAAAACAGAAGAATCCAGGTAGTATTGCCGTCCGGGAAAACCGTGGACGATGAGTGCAGCTGCAGAGTGAATAAGAAGGTGTATTACCCAAAAGAGAATGTGCTATACGAATTAAGCGAGAGAAACAGAGAGTTCATGGCGTGGTACATGGCGAAAGGAGACAGAGGAGAAGAGTATTTTGTTGGAGGTCCCCGCGCTGAATATGCGAAGGTAGTAGTGGATCACAATAAGGATTTCAAAGAAATAGAGACAGAAGAACTAAGAAAAGTATTCTTCACAACGAAGGAAGAGTGCCAGGCATTTTGCGATTATATCAATGGCACAGAAGTTTTGGGGTACGATTACAATGTTGAAGGTCAGCTGATTGCACAAAGAGAGGAGACGGAATAGATGAACAAGGTAATTTTGATGGGTCGCCTTACACGTGATCCGGAGGTTAGATATTCCCAGGGAGAGCAGGCTACAGCAGTAGCTCGCTACACCCTGGCAGTAGATAGAAGAGGAAGAAACCAGGAAAACTCAGCAGATTTCATTGCGTGCGTTGCGTTTGGCAAGGCGGCTGAATTTGCTGAGAGATATTTGCATAAGGGAACA